TGAGCGCGCGATGAACAGAAAGAACCGGCATGAGCGCCATCCGCTGGATCTCTGCTCGGTGTGCGGCATGGACAGCGGTGAGCGTGTGCAGTCAACGGACGCACCGTTTAAGCACTATGTACGGTGTTCCACCTGCGGCGCTATCACAGCGGGTTACGCCCAGCAATCCACCGCCACGAATGCGTGGAAGAGAGGGGATGCGTGGAAATGAAAAGAAAGGTTTACCCGGTGTGCGAAAAATGTTCAACCGTTATAAATCCGAAATTGCATTTGGACGTGGCTCCGGGATTCGTGGTCAACCGTGAAGTCTACTGCGCTCGATGCTTCAAGGATGATATGCAGGAGCAACTGGAATGGTTGCTGGGAAAACTGGATAAAGACCCGGAGGCGGTTGCAGAAGCGATGGGCGTTATGGTCATCGACATCCCGGAGGACTGATATGAACCAGTGTGAGCGGATCTTGAAGTATCTGGATGAACACGGCAGTATCACACGGGCCGAGGCCATGAGCGAGTGCGGCATCGCCAATTTCACAGCGCGGGTTTCTGACTTGCGGCGGGACGGCGTGGCGCTGGACGTGGAGACGGTCACACAGAAGAACCGCTACGGTGAGACCGTGCGGTTTGCGAGATACAGGAGGAAAGAAAATGTCACTGAAATCATTTAACGAGTTAATTAAAATCGACGTGCGTCCACAATGCGATACGCGGGATGCCAAAGACGAAAACGGGAAGATAATCAAAGTCCCGTATTTGAGTTGGGGCAAATGTGTGAAGCTGCTGCACGAAAACGGAGCAAATGATGTGTGGTATGCGCCGGTGGAGTGTCCAACCACTCACACTTATCTTTGGCCCCAAGCAAAAGTGTCCACCAGCAAAGGGCGCGATACGGAATGCTGGTTTGTGCGGGTGCTGATCCACATTGATGATTTGGAATTTGTATACGATACGCCGCTGCTGAATGGATCCCTGGTGGTTTACACTGACACTCTGAACCAGTTACGGATCAACAATGCCCTTGCCAGAGCATTTGTGAAGGGCGTTGCCATCAGAACCGGTCTTGGATTTGACTTATGGGCGGAATCCGATGCGGATGACGGCGAAGATGATTTGAGCCGCCATAGCATCTGGGCCATCAAGGAGAGACTGGAACGGCTCATTACGGCAAAAGAGCAGCGGGGTCTTGACCACAAAGATCTGCTGCACGCATTGAATATCAACGAAAAACAGTTAGGCACAATGCTTGGATATTTCGCAACGATTGATAAGTTGGAAAAGGCTGTGATGCGGCTATGATCCACAACCATGACCGGAGCGGATGGTTTGGGGCATCAGACACAGCAATCATCATGGGGCGGTGGGACACGGAAACATTTCGCCGCTGGTGGCTGCAAAAAATAGGGGTTCGTAAAGAACATTTTACGACGCCCGCCATGCAGGCCGGAACGGCATATGAGCATCGCATCTTGTCAGCAATTGGCGTAAGAACAATGGACAAGCAGATCCGCATACGGCGATATCGGCTGCGGGTAAATTATGACGGCGAGTTTCCAGATACGATCATTGAGGTAAAAACCTACGGGAAACCGGTATTTAAGGTCAGTAAAGCATATTGGCAACAATGCCAGGTTGAAATGTTTGCCAGCGGCTACGGGTTTTGGAGACACCGGAAGCGATGCAACATTGTGGCATACCGTTTGACTGAGGCCGAAATGCAGAATTACTTTTTGGCGGTGGACACCAGGCGATTATCCAGCCATGAAGTCCAGTATGATGAGCGTTGGGTGAGAGACGCATATTTGCCAAGGCTTCGGTATTTGGCAAGATGCTTGCGGACAGGGCATTGGCCCAGCATGGAGGAATTTTATGGAGCAGGTTAACGCCACATCGTTCCGCTGGACGATGGATGCCGCCGGAGACTGGCTGTGCATCCAGACCAACAAGGCACGACAGGTGCTTGATGGACTGAAAGAGGGCAAATCCTATGACGTGGAGATTAAAGAACACCGGGAGAAGCGGAGCCTCGATTCCAACGCCTACGCATGGGTGCTGATTGACCGGCTGGCAGAGAAGCTGCACATACCTAAAACCGAGGTCTACCGGAGATACATCCGGGGGATCGGCGGGAACAACGAGACGGTGTGCATCCCGGATAAAGGCGTAGAGAAGCTACGGAGCGGTTGGGAGCATAACGGGCTTGGCTGGCAGACGGACACCATGCCCAGCAAGCTCCCCGGCTGCACAAACGTTGTGCTGTACTACGGTTCCAGCACCTACGATACCGCTCAGATGTCCCGGCTCATTGACCTGATCGTGCAGGACTGCAGGGAACAAGAGATCGAGACCCTGCCTCCGGACAAGTTGGCAGGGATGATGGAGGAATGGGGCCGATGAGCAAGAGCATCATGCAAGACCGCAGGGAGTGCTACCTGACCAGCTTTACAGAGCGGTTGGCAAAGCACCACGTCTACGGCGGCGGTAGACGGCAGCTATCCGAGAAATGGGGCTGCTGGGTGTATCTCCGTGCCGACTGGCACAACATGGCTGACTACGGCGTTCACGGCAAGAATGGCCACGAGCTGGATCTGCGCTTGAAGCGTGAGTGCCAGCAGCGGTTTGAGGAACTGTATGGCCATGAAAAATTCATGGAAGTTTTCAAGAAAAATTATTTGGGGGAATGAATATGCTGAACAGAATTATTGTGATGGGCCGGATGACCCGTGACCCCGAGCTCCGGCGCACCGGCAGCGGTACGGCGGTGACGTCCTTCTCTCTGGCTGTTGACCGGGACTTCAAGTCCCAGTCCGGCGAGAAGGAAACAGATTTCATCGATGTGGTGGCATGGCGCAACACCGCCGAATTTGTAAGCAAGTATTTCTCTAAGGGCCGCATGGCCGTGGTGGAGGGCCGCTTGCAGCTCCGTGACTGGACCGACAAGGACGGCAATAAACGCCGCACCGCCGAGATCGTGGCCGACAGCGTGTACTTCGGCGATTCCAAGCGGGACGGCGGTGACAACTCCGGTTATGCATCGGCTCCTTCCGGTGGGTTTAACGAGATCGAGGATGATGGAGACCTTCCATTTTAAGAAACAACGTTGCCGTGTGTATCCAAAGAGTGATGACGGGCGGATGCAAGCAAGCCGCAGCACGATCACCAGATGTACCCGGCAAAAGAAAAAGCCCCCCCACACCCCCCTAAAAAGAAAATATATATATTTCTCTTATGGGGGGGGGTATATAACTACCTGAGTATTACAGGAGTACTACATGAGTAGAGAAGAAATACAGAAGCTGTTTAACTTGATAGAAACCCTCTATCCCAGTGCCAAAAAGAATCCACGCACCCCCGCAGTGATAGAAGCCTGGGCGCTGGTTCTGGAACCGTGGGCTTATGAGGACGCGAAACAGGCGGTGATCCTCCGGGCACGGGAGAACCGGTTCCCGCCGGACGCATCCGAACTGGTCCCATACCTGCCCAAACCGGAAACTTCCAAGGCGGAGGAGGCCCCCATGCCGGAGCCGTCCGACGCCTATCTGGAAAAGTTCTACGCCAAGGCAGGCGAACAGCACGAGCGCTGGCACGAGGCCGGTATCCCCACCCCCTCCGAAGCGAAGAAGCAGGGTATGACTTACGCCGCGTGGTGTGCGCTGGCAGATATGCGAGGTGTTTAATGGCAAGTAATTTTCGGCTGGACGAGCTGATCCGCCGGTATCCCCCACGGGAGAAGAAGCAGAAGAAAGTCCCCAAGGTCGAGTTCCAGTCCAAGCAGCCCTGCTGGGATTGTGCAAACGCCTGCGGCGGATGCGAGTGGTCGGCGCGGTTTGAACCGGTTCCGGGATGGGATGCAATTCCAACAACACGGACGGTCAGCGGAAAGTTTGTAGAGAAATCTTTTAGCGTCCGTGCCTGCCCAAAATTCAGGAGGGGATAACGATGAAGTGTGAACTTTACCACGATAATTTTCAAAATTTTAAGCGATACAATGTACCGAAAGCACAACTTGTGATCGCGGATATTCCGTACAACATCGGTGCGGATGCATACGCTTCTAACCCTATGTGGTACAAGGACGGTGACAACAAGAACGGAGAAAGCAAGCTGGCGAAGCAGAGCTTTTTTCACACGGACGGGAATTTTCGCATTGCGGAGTATATGCACTTCTGCAACCGGATGCTGCGGAAGGAGCCGAAGGAAAAGGGGCAGGCACCGGCCATGATCGTATTCTGCGCCTTTGAGCAGATGCAGACGGTGATCGAGTACGGAAAGCAATACGGGTTTATGAAGTCTTACCCCTTGTTTTTCGTAAAAAACTATTCGGCGCAAGTGCTGAAGGCCAACATGAAAATTGTCGGTGCGACGGAGTTTGCCGTTGTCCTCTACCGGGACAAGTTGCCGAAATTCCGCAACGTGGGGGCAGATGGAGAGCGGCACATGGTATTTGACTGGATCTCGTGGGAGCGTGACAAGCGCAGCGAGTATCCGAAGGTACACCCAACGCAGAAGCCGATTGGTGTCTTGAAAAAGCTGATTTCCGTATTTACGGATCCCGGCGATGTGGTGATTGACCCTTGCGCTGGCAGCGGGTCTACGCTCCGGGCCGCCTATGAGTTAGGGCGCAATGCCTACGGCTTTGAGGTTGATAAGGCGTTTTACAAAGCGGCAAAGGAGGAAATGCTTGCACCGCTGTTTGAAAAGCCGGAATTTGAGCAAATGCGAATGGGAGAAGCAACATGATCCGGCTTGTGATTGACATTTACGATGGCGAGGACACGCAGGGTACGAAGGAGGCGGTAGCCATGCTGCTGGAGCCTCTGGGCCGTGTCCGGGTGGTCAGCGTCATCATTGACGGAAAGGAAGAAAAACGATGAAGATTGATAAACTGTTTAACGGCTTGAAGCGAATTGCCAATGGCGACTATGTGCTCGAAGGTGATTTGATTTCCGAAGAAACGATTGAAATTGATCTGGATGATCGCTTTGTGGTAAAAGGCAGAATTGAATCCAAGAAAAGTATCATTATTCGCCATGGCATCAAGGCTGGCGATGGCATCGAGGCTGGCTGGGGCATCAAGGCTGGCGATGGCATCGAGGCTGGCGATGGCATCGAGGCTGGCTGTGGCATCAAGGCTGGCTGGGGCATCAAGGCTGGCTGGGGCATCAAGGCTGGCGATGGCATCAAGGCTGGCTGGGGCATCGAGGCTGGCTGGGGCATCGAGGCTGGCTGGGGCATCAAGGCTGGCGATGGCATCGAGGCTGGCGATGGCATCGAGGCTGGCTGTGGCATCAAGGCTGGCTGGGGCATCGAGGCTGGCTGGGGCATCAAGGCTGGCGATGGCATCGAGGCTGGCTGGGGCATCGAGGCTGGCTGGGGCATCGAGGCTGGGGCTTTTATCAGCGTCAAAAAACGGATTTTTGCAGGGATATCCATTTATCGCACCAGCAAAGATTGTGATAAAACGATCCGCTGCACAGAACTGCGGGATGGAGAGGTCTGCTATGGTGACCTGATCCTGACAGGGAGCGAGGAAAAGCCTGATGAAGATTGAATTTACCGTTCCCGGTATTCCGGTGGGCAAGGGTCGGCCCCGGTTTACAAGGGGAGGCCACGCACATACACCGCAGAAAACGCGGGACTACGAGGACAAGGTGGTCCAGTGCTGGAAGTGCCAGAGCGGAAAGGGCTTTGCGGCGGGTGTGCCGCTAAGAGCAACCGTCACGGCGTTTTTCACGGTGCCGAGAAGCACGTCAAAGAAAAAGGCCGCTGCGATGGACGGGACGCCCCACACCAAGCGCCCGGATGTTGACAACGTGGCGAAGGCCATCTTGGATGCGCTGAACGGCCATGCGTACAACGATGATAGCGCAATCGCAGCTTTGACGGTGTGGAAGTATCAGACAACCGGAGCCTCCCGCGTGGAGGTCACCATTGAGGAGGAAAAGTAATGGACGCTGTGGAGTTTTTGGACAAGGTTGACCGTCTCAGCAAAAGGGGATCTACCGAAGAAAAAATGCGCTACAACGATTATAGGACAGCAGGAGATAACGTAGGGGCGGTGAAGTTTGTCGAGCGATGGGACGCCGAGCACCCCGTCAAAACCCGCCAGAGCGAGTTCCTGAAAATGTTCCCGAATGTGATACTGAATGATAAAGGACAGCCTTCTCTCTGCGCAAAGTTGTTGGATACCACATACCATCGGGTTGGCGGCTGCGGCCTCGACGTCGATACTTGCCAGAGATGCATGGATAATTTCTGGGGGCAGGAAGTGGAGGAATGAAAGTGCTGGTAGCCTGCGAGGAATCGCAGGAAGTCTGCAAGGCGTTTCGGGCATTGGGACATGAGGCATATTCCTGTGACATTCAGGAGCCGTCCGGCGGGCATCCTGAGTGGCACATCTTAGGTGATGCACTCAAGGCCATCGAGGGGGGGCAAGTGTCTACGATGGACGGACGGTTGCATGACGTCGGCAAATGGGATTTGCTGATTGCGCACCCGCCGTGCACATACTTAACTGTTACCGGGAATCGCTGGTTTAACACGGAAAGATATGGAGAAAAGGCGGTCAGGCGGGTGGCGTTTCGGGAAGAAGCTGCAGCGTTTTTCATGGCTTTTGCAAATGCAGATGTTTGCAAAATCGCAGTGGAAAATCCGGTTGGGTATATGTCTACATACTATCGCAAGCCGGATTGCATTATCCAGCCGTATGAGTTCGGACACCAGGCAAGAAAAAAGACTTGCCTGTGGTTAAAGGGCCTTCCCACTTTGAAACCGACAAATATTGTAGACGCAGGAGAAATTTTACCAGGTGGATACAGTGTAGGTGCGAGTGCGAATTATGCGAAAGATAAAAAAGGGAAAGCCCTGAGATGGAATGACCCGCGCACGGCAAGGACCAGAAGCAAAACCTTCCCCGGCATCGCCAGAGCCATGGCGGAGCAATGGGGCGGAGATATAAGGGAGGAACTATGAGAGATACAAACCTCGTGAATGCGCTTAGATGCGCTTCAACAGCAAGTAAACCAATGGGCGACTGCGAGAAATTTCCGTTTTACAAAACGGAGCCGGTCCCGGAAGAACTGGTGGAAAAAGTCAATTTGAAAGAGTGGCCCTACTGCGAGGTTGACTCGATGGTGCTTGCCGCCGCCGACCGGATCGAGGCGTGCCTAAAGTGCGGAAACTACACACTGGCCCATGAGGGGGCCTGTAACGGCTGCCGGTGGAGGAGGTAATCAGATGGAGCGATTGACCTATTGGAACGAAGAATACGGGTGTTGGTCTTATCATTGCGGAAGCGGTGAGGCGGCAAACCGCCTTGCCGCCTACGAAGAGACGAGGCTGACGCCGCAGGAAGTTCTCAGTATGAAGTTCGAGTGGTGCGCAATGATGGATGCGTTGAACAGCATCGGTGGGGGTTACACCCGCCTGCGTGAGCTGGCCGAGGCCGACAGAGACGGTCGGCTGGCGGTGCTGCCGTGCAAGGCGGGAGATACGGTGTATGAGGTTACAAGTCGAAAAACTGTAAGCGAATACCGAGTAAAAGCAATTCGCGTGGAATTGTTTTGTACATTCATCGAATGGGATATCGTAGCCGGGTTTGTTGATAAATCCATTTTCGGCGTACCAGTTGATGAAATCGGCAAGACCGTATTCCTGACTCGCGAGGAGGCGAAGCGTGCATTGGAGGCGATAAAAGATGAGTAAAGCCGTACTTATCAGCATCCGCCCGAAGTGGTGTGAGGAGATCGCCAACGGTGAAAAGACCATTGAAGTCAGAAAGACCAAGCCGAAGCTGGAAACACCGTTTAAGTGCTACATCTACTGCACGCTGCCAAAATATCCGCACGAGGACTTCATTGCGACGGACTATCCAAGGCCACAGTTTTACGGCGGCGGCAAAGTCATTGGCGAGTTTACCTGCGACCGGATTTATGAGCTTGCGCCCCTCAACCATGCACCGGATGACGTAGAAAAACAAGCCTGCCTGACACGGGAAGAAATTGTGAACTATCTAAAGGGAACCGGCTACGGCTGGCATATCTCCGACCTGCTGATCTATGACCAGCCGCGGGAGCTGACGGCGTTTCGGCGGCTTTGTCCTAATGACCTATGCTGTGAAACCTGCGCCATGTACAGTAACAACGGCGGTATCTGCAACAACGGGGCTTTGCCGCTTCGTCGCCCGCCCCAGAGCTGGTGCTATGTGGAGGCGATGGAGAATGGATGAATGCAAGAACATGGGCTGCTCGTGGCGCTCAAACTCTACAAGCAACCCGTACCATTGTGATATTTTCACCTGCCAGAGACGTGACACCGGGACGGTGTTGATTGCGAGTAATCACACGCTGACCAAAGACGAATTTATAGCTTTAAGGAGGGCTGACAATGGCTGAATACATTAAGCGGGAAACTGCCGTAAGAGCGGTGATGGCGGCGAAATGGGTGGACGGTTCCGACGGTGCCATGGCAATGGAGATCGTTGCATCGCCAGCAGCCGCCGACGTGGCCCCGGTGGTGCATGCGAGATGGATCTATGTAGAAGAGACTTTGGCCACTTCAAGCGGCTATTGTTGTTCAGCGTGCAGGCGGCCACGGTGGCTCTCGCCAGATGTTCCGGAGGTGTTTAAGTATTGTCCAAACTGCGGGGCAAAGATGGACGGAGGTGCTGACAATGACTGAATATAAAATCTGCTTTAGCGTGGCTGGGGCGTTTGGTGCTCAAATCAGATTTGAGGCAAAACCCGGCGTATCTTATGAGGACGCTGCGGCGGCCCTTGACAAAGACAAACTGGCGAAGCTGATATGCCTCGACACCTTGGGCTACTCCGCAAAGGATATTGAGATTATCACGCCGGAACAGTACGAGGCGGAATTTGGAGGGGATGAGGATGGCTGAATACATTGAGCGGGAGGCGCTGCGCGAGATTTTAGATGGCTGGCGTGATGCTCATGCTGACGTTGATGACGTACACGGTTGCGGCTTGCTGGAAGATGTGATATGCGAGGTAGACGCACAGACGGCCGCCGACGTGGCCCCAATCGAAGCGTTGGAGCGCCTGCGGGACGAGATGTGTGCGCAGGACCTAATCACCATGGAGGGGCTGAGAAAGTTGAACACGCTGATTGATGAGTGCGCGCATGGGAATGAAGGAGGAAATGACCATGGCTGACCAAATGCAGTTATATGACACATCGGAGAAACAATCAAGTAACAACGCAGGTAAAGCTAAACGGAAGTGGGAAAATGGTTTCCAGAGATGGAGCAACCGGCACAGTGCAGATGGTGGTAGCTCTTTTGGGTGCTGTGGATTCGGCAGTATGTGTGACTATTGTGAGGATAATCCGTATGGACGCCCGTGTGTCAGGTCGCTGAACGCCATGATCCGCGAAAAGCGTCTGAAAATCGATTACGAAAAGACTGGTTATGAAGAAGTATGGGAGGGGATTTTTGACGATGGCTGAATACATTAAGCGGGAAGCAACGATTAAGGCGATTGTTGACAGCAGAAACAGGTATTATAACAGTGCGAGCAACCAATATTTAGTCGGGCGTTGTGATGGCTTGGATATTGCGGCCGGACTGCTTCGCGTGGCCCCCGCCGCCGACGTGGCCCCGGTGGTGTATGGCGAGTGGTTACTTCGTCACGAAGGGTACGGGCATTACTGGGAGTGTTCAGTCTGTCACACAAACCCATGTATTTATGTGACAGAACACACGAAATTCTGCCCCAACTGCGGGGCAAAGATGGACGGAGGTGACAACACTGAACGTTGAGCGCCCGGCTTCCTGCGAAAGTGCGCTGCGTGGGCTGCAGCATCAACTCATCGACTGAAAGGAGATATTAAACTATGCAGTTAGAAGTAGCCGTTGAAATTCAGAAGGCTTACAGCAAGCTCACGTCTGGGCAGGTCCCCTTCACCAAGAAGAATATGTGTGCGATTTTGGCGCCACTTAGAGACAAGTACGGCCTGACGGACAGGCAGGTGCTGGCAGTTGCTCGCAACGAATTGTCCTTGGAAGAAATCATGCTGCTCAACCAGACTCAGGAGGAGACGAAGCAGCATGGATAAGTACATCTACGGCAAGAGAAAGGACGGAGGGGATGGCTAAACAATCCGCTTATTTGCAACGGCGGGACGCGCAGTTGGATGCAGTCTTTTGGGCCGGTGCTGCGATGGCAGCGCAGTTTGCCGTTGACACTTTGCAGATGACAATGCACCAGCAGGAAGGCTGGGGCTACGATCGAATCATGCGCGTCACGCATGAGTGGATGGAGACCCAGCGGGAATACAGACCTGCCTTAAACTGCAAGGACCCTGAGGCGGACGTCCGACAGGAGCACATGGATCGGGTGCTTGCGGAAATCATCAGCGGAAAGGCAGAGCTGATCCGCTTCCCGGATAGATACAAGGATCTGAAAAAGGTCCGTTATGGGAGGTAACTATGCAGAAGGAAGATATATCGCTCCTGCGTATCTATGCAAAGAACGATATGAATTGCGTGAAAACAGCAAAGGAGATGGATATCCATCACAACAGCGTGATCTATCGGCTGGGCAAGATCAAGACGGAAACCGGGCTGGATGCGCGGAAGTTCTGGGATTTGGTGAAGCTGCTGGAAATGGAGGAATCATGAAACTTGGACAGGTGGTTCGGGCTATGTGAGGTGGTTATGTGAGTACATTCCCGGAACGGCTGCAGCGGCTTCGAGAAAGCAGGCACCCGGTTGTCAGCCGGTATGTAGCATCCGAATTGATGGGGCTGAGCAGGGATGCATTGAGACGGTACGAGCGAGGCACGCGAGAACCGGGGCTGTCGGAGCTGAAACAGATCGCTGAGTATTACAACGTCAGCCTTGACCAGCTCTGCTGGGACGAGGGTGAGCGAAACACTTAATTGTACAGAAAATAAATATTTCAAATTCCTCCATTTGGAGGAATGTTGACGAACAGATGTGCGAGAATGAGGGTGCGGGGTTATATCCGTATCCTCATTCTTTCCATCCCTTCTTTCCTCCTGACCCCGGCGGACGCCGGGGGTATGCAGGCGTAGCTCAGTCGGTAGAGCACCGGACTTCGTGAGCCGGTATGTCGTGGGTCCGAGCCCCACCGCCTGTGCCAGAGGCTGGGTAGCACCCGGACAATGTGAGACCGTTCGTCGTGGCTCACATGGAAATGACAATATGCGGCATAGGTGCCCCGTAAGGGGAGACCACAGCGAGTGACGGGGACTTTCCCCGAAGCGCTAAAGCAGGGCAGGACTGCAATGCCGTACCATCTCGGCCAGCGGGCGAGGAAGCGTAAAAAGCTAAGTATCAGGCGGCTGGTATAATTGCCAAGTTCCTGATGGCTGGTAGGAAGACACAGCGCAGCCGGGAGCCGATAAAAAAGATCTTGCGTACCATGTTTGGCTCGGGGAGAGCCGGACACGCAAGATGTGTTTGCCCCTCGGGGCGGGTAAAGTCTGCTATGTAAGGCCAAGGGGTGGGGGCTGGTAGCAAAACAAAAGGGAGTGAGCGTATGGCTGGCGGAGCGCCAAGAAAATGGAAAAGCGTAAAGGCAATGCAGGAGGCCATTGACGCTTACTTCAAAGAGTGCGAAGGTGAACCGTTTATCGGGGATGACGGCTGCGCTGTGCGAGATAAGTACGGAGTGCCGATCATCATCAACGCAAAGCCGCCGACAATCACGGGGCTTGCATTGGCACTTGGATTCACAGGGAGACAAGCGCTGCTGGATTATCAGGCAAGGCCAGAGTTTGCGGACACGGTTACGCGCGCGAAGTCCCGCTGTGAAGAATACGCCGAATCTCGGCTCTACGACAAAGACGGTGCCAACGGCGCGAAATTCTCGCTTGGCTGCAATTTCGGTTGGCGTGAAGTGAATGAGACAAAAATAAGCACGGATTCCGTCAAGGTGGTTATTGATGTCTGATATTCTCCTGTCAGAAAAAATCGGATCGGCTTTTTACGATGTGGCTCATGATGTGTTTCATCATGGGCACACGCATTACGATTTTAGCGGCGGGAGAGGCTCGCTGAAGTCGTCCACAGTGTCCGTGCTCGTCCCCCTGCTGCTGATAAACAACCCGGGGACGCACGCGCTTGTGCTGCGCAAGGTGGCAAACACGATCCGCGATAGCGTGTATGCCCAGTATATCTGGGCAATCGGGGAACTGGGCATGGCGGCGTACTGGGAAGCAAAAGTATCCCCGATGGAGCTGATCTACAAGCCTACCGGGCAAAAGATTATGTTTCGCGGCGCTGATGACCCCATGAAGATCAAGTCTATCAAAGTCCCGTTTGGCTATATCGCCGTGACGCACTTTGAGGAAAAAGACCAGTTTGCCGGACGTGCGGAAATCCGAACTATTTTACAGTCCACCATGCGCGGCGGCTCAATGTTCTGGAATTTTGAAAGCTATAACCCACCTATATCGCGCGATAACTGGGCGAACAAAGACAGCTTGGAGGAACGGGATGACCGCTTGTGTCATAAGTCTACGTATCTGCAAGCACCGCCGGAGTGGTTGGGAGAACAGTTTCTTGCAGAAGCGGAACACTTAAAAGAGACGGACGAGCGTGCATATCAGCACGAGTATCTTGGTATCCCGGTAGGGACCGGCGGAAATGTGTTTGACAAGCTGGAACTGCGGGAGATTACCGATGAAGAAGTCAAGAGTTTCGACCGCATCTATCAGGGAGTGGACTTCGGCTGGTTCCCAGACCCGTTTGCTTTTATCCGGCTGTATTATGATCGGGCGCGAGAGACCATCTATCTGCTGGACGAGATTTACCAAAACAAATTATCCAATGAGCAAAGCGCGACCATGATTAAGCAGCGCGGATATAACAACATTAGGACGGTCTGCGACAGCGCCGAGCCGAAGAGCGTTGCTGATCTCCGCGCAATGGGTCTACCTGCGTATGAAGCGGTCAAAGGCCCCGGTTCTGTGGAATATGGAATGAAATTTTTGCAGCGGAGAACGATTGTTATTGATAGGCGACGAACACCGCACGCTTACGATGAATTTGTTGGATACGAATACGAACGAAACAAAGACGGTGACATTATCAGCGGATACCCAGACGCGAACAACCACCTGATTGACGCGACCCGGTATGCGCTGGAGCCTGTCAGCCGCAGAATGGGAGTTATTGCATGAGCAGTGCAGTTATCCAAAAGTTAAAAGAACTTGGCTATACAACAATCTCTGAAGAGTTTTATGGGCAAGTTGATCTGTGGGAATCGTGGTACGTTGGTAAAGTGAAGGGCTTCCACCAGTACCGTAGATATAACGGCCACAAGTGGACTAAACACAATAGAGCAACGCTCAGCATGGGGAAAAAGGTCTGCGAGGACTGGGCGAACCTGCTCATGAACGAAAAAGTCAAGATCACGCTTGAGGGAAAAAAGGAACAGGATTTCATCGATCGCGTTTTGGCGGAAAACAATTTCACCGTCAAAGCTAATGAGATGCAGGAGATGAAATCCGCACTGGGGACGGTGGCATATATACCCCGCGTGACGGGGCAGGGCGTGACGGATTCCGGAGAGATCATCCCCGGTGACGCGTCCAGCATTGTGATTGATTATGCCACGATGCATGACATTTACCCACTTGCATGGCAGAACGGCTTTATTTATGATTGCGCTTTTACTTCCATGGTTACGCGAGACGGAAAGAATTATGTGTATTTCCAGATCCACCGCAGAGCGAATGATGGGACGTATGTAATCGAAAACCGAATTTACCGATACCAGAACGAACAGTTGTCCGATGAAGATTTGAAGAATGTTTCCGGGTTTGAGCGCATCCCCCCTGTTGTATACACCGGAAGCAATAAACGGCAGTTTGTAATTGACAAGCCGAACATTGCAAACAACTTCAATTATCTTTTGCCTGTTGGCATTTCCGTTTTTGCAAATTCCATTGATGTTCTTCGCGGCGTTGATACTGCGTACGACTGCTACGTCAATGAGTTTGAAAACGGCCCTATGATGATGATAGTCAAAATGCCAGCGACAAAGTATGAAGACGGTGAACCGACACTGGATGACAATGACAGGCGGTTTTACCTTCTCCCGGAAGATACACAGCAGGGTAGCGTTGTTGAGACCGTTGCACCGGAACTTCGGACGGCTGCGCTGAATGTCGGCCTGCAAGACCAACTCAATATGCTTTCCAGCAAATGCGGGTTCGGTGAAACCTATTACCGTTTTGACGGCGGCAGCGTAGCGACTGCCACGCAGGTCATCAGCGAGAACAGCACCATGTTCCGCACGATCAAGAAGCATGAAATTATCCTTGAGCAGGCATTGACTGAGCTGTGCCGTGTTCTTCTCCGGCTTGGGAATACTGCAATGAATGCAGGGCTTGACGAAAATGTAGAAATCTCCATCGACTTCGATGACAGCATAATTGAGGACAAGCAAACCGATTTTTCCCGCGATATGCAGCTTTTGCAGGCGGGCATCATGAACGACTGGGAGTTCCGCATGAAGTGGATGAATGAGGATGAGGCGACCGCAAAGGCTGCGCTGCCGAAGATGCAGGACATGACAACCGAAGGACAACAGGAGGTAGAGTAATGGGCGGCAGAGGCAAAGCTGGTGGCGGCATTGGAGCCGGAGAATTTGGGCGTGGGCGCGGTATGAGCCTTGCGCGGTTTTTGTCACAGCAGGATATTAACCGAGCAAACGCTGCGTCTGTCACTGATATGGGCGATATTATCAGGCGCACATTTGAGCGCAACGCTGCTGAAATCAATGGGCTTGAGCTGTCGGACGCTGAAAAGAAAGACGCCGTAAAGCAGATGGCAACTCTCGCAACAACGGCACTAAAAACGGCGGCAGGAGCAGTCAATCCTTATGCAAGCGGGCCTGCGCGCCTGACAACGGCGCAAAAAACAGGAAGCGCCGCAGACAGAGCTGCAAGAGCGCGCGGTGAAATGGATAGCTACATGCGGAAATTGCGTGACCAGTCCAGTAAAAACCACAAAGCAGCAGAAAACAAGGTGTTTTCCAATGCCTTTGTAACAGCGCAAAAGTCCGGCGCGTTGGAAGTTACGGTAAACGGCAAGAAATACCGCAGAACTAACAAGCGCAGCGGTACATGGCGTCCGGTATGATTAACTTTGAAAATCTCGACAAGTTCACATTCCCCGGCGTTGGAAAGTACGACATTCCGCAGATCGAGCCGGTCAAGGCATATCCGCATGGCGAATTTATCCCTGTGAATTACCATTACACAGCAAAAGACCAGGCAAGCAAAATCGTTCATTTCTTTGTGGACGATTACCAATTCATTCGATATTGGAACACGCCGGACAAGTACATTCCGAAACTGTTGCAGTTTGCGGCGGTGTGTGCGCCGGACTTCTCCACATACACGGATATGCCGCTGGCGATGCAGATATACAACCATTACCGCAAGCATTGGTTGGCGGCATACTGGCAAATGCACGGCATGACGGTTTATCCAACGATTTCATGGAGCGACGAGCATAGCTATGATTGGTGCTTTGACGGTGAGCCTGTCGGCGGTGTGGTGGCTGTCAGCTCGGTAGGCACACAGCAAAACAAGGAAAGCAAACGCCTGTTTCTGCGCGGCTACGAAGAAATGATGAAACGGCTATCCCCGGAATGGGTGATATTTTACGGCAAAGTGCCGGAAGAATGTGACTGGAACGTGATACGGGTAAAACCGCATTACGACGATATTGTGAAACGGAGGAAAGCGAAATGGGCGGAAGGGGCGGAAGCGGGAGCTTTGGTTTTGCATCAATAAATGCTACCCGATCGAAAATTGCCAACCTCAAAAAAGAACAGCTTTTCATTTTCTCTCCATCGGGCGATTTGCTCTATAAGGAGCAAGGAACAGCTCAACATACGGGATACGGAGATGCCGACTATAAAGGGAATATTGTTTTACACAACCACCCGGAGGGTGTTCTCCCTGTCCCGTCCCTGAAAGATATTGAAACGTGGCAAAAATCAGGAGCAAAAGCAATCATAATTGAAAGCCGGGATGCAACGTTTACATTATCAGGACCTCACAACAAGGGATTTTATGAAACACTCGCATATAATCACAACGCCGTGCGCCGCGCCGTAAGGGAAGCGGCAAGTAAGGTATCGGCCGATTATAAGGCGGGAAAGTATAAAAGCGTGCAGGAAGCCAGAGAAGCAAGCAGAAGAGCACAAACGGAAGCGACAAATAACGCATACGCCAAGTTTGCAAAGGCTGCTGGCGTTAGGTATTCCTTTAAGTGGAAGAAAAAGTCATGAAAAAGTCATGAAAAATTATCCTTTTACTCCTGAGCTACTGGATGCGCTCCCCGAAGAGCTGGCTGAGCTGTTTCGCGGCCTTGAAGATACCTTACTGGCGGAGATATGCTCCCGGCTGAAACTGCGGGATGAGTTAAACGAGGTCACGGTGCAGGACATTCGGGCGCTACGGTCCCACGGCATCGACCTAAAGGAAATTAAGAAAGCAATCCGCGAGACTTCCGGCATCAGCAAAACTAAGCTGGACAAGCTGCTGGGCGATGTGGTCGCAAGGAACCAACAGTATTACATCGATATGATTGACCTTGCGCATATCACCCAGCCTGAGACACTGGTTGACGCTGCGGAAGTGGCGGCGATCAGGACGCAGACACTTGATACATTCCACAATCTGACCGCATCCATGGGCTTCCTGGTGGACGCTGGGCGTACGATGCTACCACCTGCCAAAGCGTACCAATGGGCACTTGACAGCGCAGCGTTGCAGTTGCAAAGCGGTGCAATCAACTACAATCAGGCGATTAAAACGGCTGTGAAGGAACTTGCGGACAGTGGTCTAAAAGTGGTTGACTACGAAAGTGGCCATCGGGATCATGTCGATGTTGCCGTGCGGAGAGCTGTAATGACCGGCGTATCTCAAATCTGCGCCAAGTATACGGAGCAATCAGCAGAATATCTGGATACACCCTATTTTGAAGTTTCGGCCCATGTTGGCGCACGAGATAAGCCGGGACCGTCACCATGGTCATCGCATAAGGATTGGCAAGGCCGTGTTTACAGCGTCCGTACTGGGGACATTTACCCGAGCATTTATGACGTTTGCGGCCTGGGCGCTGTTGACGGCCTGGAAGGAGCCAACTGCCGCCACAGGCGGTACCCATGGGTTGAGGGCGTGTCCGAGCGCACCTACACGGATGAACAGCTGGAACACATCGATGATGGCCACGGCTGCACGTTTGATGGCAAGGATTACACGGCATACGAGGCAACCCAGATGCAGCGCCGTATTGAGCGGACGGTTAGAAAGCTAAAGCGCGAAAAAGCCGCCTACAAGGCCGCAGGATTGCATGAAGATGAGACTGCGGTAAACATACGGCTACGGCGGTTAAATACTAAATACAAGGCGTTTAGTGCGGAAGCTGGCCTTCCAGAGCAGCCGGAGCAAATGCGCGTCTATTTTACGGATGATGCAACGTTAAAAATGGCAAATGCCATGAAAACGCATCGGACGGAAGTGGCAGCGTCTAACGCTAAAGACGATAGCGACACTCTTGAGTTTTTCGGCGCAGACGCAAGAGATAACTTGAATTCTATTGTGAAAAGACGTACAATAAAGCTGGAAAATGGCTTTGCTTGCTTCCCGGACGGTGACCCGCTGAATGAAAACGTTAAAAGGGTAAAACCTCTTAAAACGTATTTTGACGTCGCTATGCACGGAAGCCAGACGGCAGTCGGATTTGGCACAAAAGAACTCAATATGTCACCGCGCTTACTTGCCGCAGTCATTCGGCATAGTAAGGGGTGGAACGGCCAGAAAGTTCGTTTGCTATCTTGCAGCACAGGCGCACGCATGGAAAACGATTATTGCTTTGCAGAAGAGCTGGCAAATGCACTTGGCGTTGAAGTAAAAGCCCCAGACGATGTGCTTTTTATTTCCGGTGCTGGCGTACTGAAAGTAGGAACGCATGGGGAAGGAAATATTTTGACGTTTACCCCAAATCAAAGAGGAAGGAGAAAGTGACATGGATTTCGGTTTTTTTAAAGGATTGCCATACAAGAATTCTATTGAGAATTTTGAAGACTATAAGAAATACAAAAATAGTATCCCCAAAGAAGCGATTTTAAGCCACATTTCCTCCCTCGATGCCGGGCTGACATCGCTGCCCAGTTTTGATATGTTTACTGGCGAAGAACTTCACGCAGGTATGTTTTGGGACGGTAAATTCACCTTTCCGTATGAGTTCCTGCATTACTACAAGAATTATGACATTGGCGTCCCCTATGAGTATGAAGCATATTTGAAAGAAATCGGGGTAGGCTAATGGATGATAAACTGATGCAGGCCATCGAGGCTATTATCCGGCGCGGCAATGACGCGGAGATCCGGCGCAAGGGTGACGGGTACATCGTGTTAGAGGTTAAGAAAACAATCAAATATTCAACTCCCGCGTAATTGGGCACGGGAAAGGGCAATAGGAGCCAACGACTGAGGTTTTCTCGGTGGTTGGCTCTTTTGTTGTAATACGCAGTGGGGAATGACGCTGTGGAATAAAGGAGAATAAAAAAATGGCAGACGAAATTAGGACTTTTGATGAAATACTGGCTGACCCCACCTACAAGGCGGAGTTTGACAGGCGAATCACAAAGGCGCTTTCGACTGTTCAGAGCAAGCTGGACGCGGAAGTGGAAAAAAACAAGCAGTTTTTAGCAAACGGCAACGCGGAAACGGACGCACTCAAAAAGGAGATCGAGGGCTACAAGTCCAAGATTGCCGATTATGACTACGCAGACGTTATCCGTAAAACGCTTTCTGAGAAAGGCGTGAAGTTTAGCTCTAAAGCTGCCGAGAAGGCGTATTTGGCAGACCTGAAAGCAAAGCATCTTGAGATCAAAGACGGCGCGCTTGATGGGTTTGACAAATGGCACGAGGAACAAGTCAGCGCCGATCCGTCCGCGTTTCAGGATGGCGTAAAAATTGACTGGTCCGCTGCCGTTGGCGGCGGTGAAAAGAAAACTGACACCAATGCCGCGATGAACAATCTGATTCGCGGCGCACTCAAGTAACAAAAAGGAGAATATAACATGGCAAGTATTGATCGTTCCGCACTTTCTGGCCTGATCCCGGAACCCGTAACCCGCGAGATCATGCAGGGCGCTATCGCTGAATCTGCCGTTCTGCGCATGGGCCGCAGACTGGCGAATATGTCCAGCAAGACGCAGACCATCAATGTGCTCGACGCGCTTCCCTCCGCGTATTTCGTCAACGGCGAAGCCACTGACGGCGGCGCCGGTGAGGCATTCAAGCAGACCACCAAGATGGCGTGGGACAAGAAGAAGCTGTACGCCGAGGAGATCGCTGTTATCGTCCCCATCCCCGAGGCTGCTCTCGATGATGCGGACTATGACATTTGGGGCGAGGTCAAGCCCCGCCTGACCGAGGCTTTCGGCAATGTCATTGACGGCGCTATGCTGTTTGGCAAGAATAAGCCCAGCACCTGGCGTGATGGCATTGTGCCCTCTGCTATTGCTGCGGGAAATGGTGTTCCTGTCAGCTCTGACATTTACGCCGACATCATGGACGAGGGTGGTCTGATCTCCAAGGTCGAGCTGGACGGCTTCAATCCCAACGGCGTGATGTCCGCTATTCAGATGCGCGGCAAGCTCCGTGGGCTGAAAGACACCACCGGTCAGCCTATTTTCAAGACCGATATGCAGGGCGCTACCCGCTACGGCCTCGACGGCATGGACATGTACTTCCCCATGAACGGCGCGTTCGACCCTGCGCAAGCACAGATGATCGTCGGCGATTGGAGCCAGCTCGTCTATGCCATCCGCCAGGATATGACATTCAAGGTGTTTACCGAGGGCGTTATCCAGGACCCCGCCACGAAGGAAATCGTTTACAACCTCATGCAGAACGATATGGTTGCGCTTCGTGCCGTCATGCGTCTCGGCTGGGAGATCGCAAACCCCATCAACGCGTACAATGCAGAAAAGACAAATCCGTTCCCGTTCTCCGTTTACGGCAAGGGCGGTGCTATTTCCACCGTTGCTGTGTCCCCTGCTACCGCCACTGTAAAGAAGGGCGAAAGCAAGCTGTTTACCGCCAAGGTTGACGGTGAGGGCATCATCAACGGAGAGGTTGAATGGTCTCAGGATGGCACCAAGAGCAAAATCAGCGATGAGGGCGTTCTGACTGTCTCCGCTACCGAAACCAAGAGCAGCATCACCGTTACTGCGAAGTCCAAGCAGGACGGCACAAAGACCGGCACTGCCACTGTCACTGTTTCTGGCTGATTTGAAAGGAGCTGACCCAATTGACATACGCTGATTACACATACTACTCCGGTGTCTATATGGGCACTGTAAGCAGTGGGGAGTTTCCGCGTCTAGCTGTCCGGGCCAGCTCCTTCCTCGATTATTTCACGCAGAACCGAGCCAAGGACAACGCGGATCTGGATGCGGTAAAGATGTGCTGCTGTGCGCTGGTTGACAAGTACGCGGTTATCGAAGCCGCACAGGCGCTTGCAATGAAGAACCTTGCGACTGCTGCCGCTAATGACGCAGAAGTCAAAAGCGAGACGGTGGGCGGTTATTCCCGCACACTGGCGACCGGCGGCGAATCTGCCGTTTCTGCGCTGAACGCTACGGATGGGGCAAGAAAGCTGCTCGCAGAGACCTGCATGGAGTATCTCGCCCACACTGGCTTACTGTACCGAGGGAGGGGGTGCGGATCATGTACGCTCCCCACACTGTAACAATCTACAATCCGGTCAAAGAAACCGACAAGGAGACGTTTCAGGAAACGCAAAAGCTGTATGTGACCGTACTTCGTGGCGTGATGTTGCAAGCATCCAAAGCGGTTAACGTGCGCGAGAGCGGGCTTGAGGGAGCGGATGCGGTTGATCTTTACATCCCGTTTGGCGTGGAAGCTGTGGATGGCTTTACCGGTAAGGTGAAAACCTATGCCGGTCCGCAGCGGTTTTACGCTGCAGAGGACAAATCTGATCTGTGGACGCTTTCTGTCAAAGGCAACGGCGGGACAACGTTTTTTATCAAAGGTGAGTTTGTGACAGACAATGAAACCGTGGCGCTGGCTCAAGACAACTGCTACAACGTGACTAAGGTTGACGAAAAGGACTTTGGCAGCGTTGATATGCAGCACTGGCAGGTCGGAGGCGTGTGATATGGCGTTGAAATTCTCCGTTCAGACGGACGGCATGGACGCTGTAAAAGAGGCCATTTCCAGGGGCTGTGATCGCGCAGAACACGTTCTGGCGTTGCAGGTCGCAAAAGATACCGCTCCGTTTGTGCCTATGCTCACAGGCTCTCTTAGGACGCGTACAAAGGTAACGGGAAACACGGTTGTTTATCCAGGGCCGTATGCCAGATATCTGTACTACGGCAAACTGTACGTTGACCCGCTGACCGGAAGCGCTTATGCGCGGAAAGGAGTTACGAAGGTTCCGGCGGTGCCAGAAAAGGATTTGATTTTCCACAGAACCGGGACCTGCTCCCATTGGTTTGAAGCATCCAAGGCACAGAACATGGAGAAGTGGATGCGTGTAGCAGAAAAGGCGGTGAAGCGTGATCTCTAAAGAAAAACCTGTAATGCTGGCATCCAGCAGCGAAAAGGCAGACCTTGACCGCCTGATGCTGATTTGGGCAAACCGTTTCCCCGGTATTCCGGAGAATGTGGATCTGATCAAATACGAGTATTTCGCAGCGAAAACGGTAGGCATGGCGCTTTCCTCCGTTCAAGGGGCCGTTATCACCAAGAAGTATATCTGCGGTGGATATCAGGCGGAGTATTCGTTTGAAATCCACTACCAGATTGCGCCACCCGGCAAGAGCGACGATACGCGCTTGAAGGCGGTTGAGGTTTTAAACAAATTTGCGGACTGGGCGCAGATGCAGCGACCGGACATTGGAGAGGGCAGGCGCGCCCTCCGCGTTGAGACTTCTGCGTTTGCATCGTATCTCGGCGCGACAAGCGACCAATACGAGGACTACATGGTCCCGCTAAAACTGATTTACGAGGTGAATGTATAATGGCAGATTTAACTTTTGCGACGCCCGAAGGTCAGACCATTGACCGCGAGCTTTTGATCGCGTATCTGAATACCGGCTCTAAGGAAGCTCCCACTTGGAGCGCCATCGGTAAGCGCGTGGAGGATTCCAGCGAAGAGATGGACTGGGGTCAGGAGAGCAAACAGGACATCCTGGGCAACACCTTCACCACCATGAAGAAGCCCGTTATTTCCCAGACCTTTGATCCCATCCCTCTGGATGCCGGTGACGCTGCTGCGGTGAAGATGTGGAACCTTGCCGTCAAGGATCATGACGCGCAGGCTCTTGCCAATCAGGATATGATGATTGGACACTTCTACGCTACGTCCGGCGAGGCGAAGTTTGCCGAGCGGTATGATTCCTGCGCTATTGCTGTGACTGGCATCGGCGGTGACGGCGGCGGTACGCTCAACATCACGAGTGAGATCACCTACGGCGGCAATCGTACGCTGGGCACCATTACAAAGGATACCAGTGGCGTGACCTTTACGGCAGGGGCTTAAAAACAAAGGGGCGGGCGCAAACCCGCCCCAATTTCGGAGGCTATTATGAAAGACCTGATTTTCGATACCGGTTTAGTTACCTACAATATCAACGGCAAATGCGAATTCTCTTTTAACCCCACCGACAGCGCCTTTGTGGAAAAGCTGTTTAATGCCTTTGATATCCTCGACAAGAAGCAGGATGCGTACAAGGCAGAGGTGGAAAAGACCGCCAACAAGCGGGAAGTTTTTGAAACCGCCCGGAAGATGGACGAGGAAATGCGCGAGATCATCAATGATGTGTTTGGCTTCGACATTTGCTCCGCACTGTTCGGCGAAATGAACGTATACGCGCTGGCGGACGGACTGCCGGTGTGGGCGAACCTGATGCTTGCCATCATGGACGAGGTTGATACCACCTTTGCCCGTGAACAGAAAGCCACCAACCCCCGCGTGAGCAAGTATACGAAGAAGTACCACAAATGAGGTACGATCTGCCGACTGCCGTAGAGGTAAACGGCACTGAGTACCAGATACGCTCTGACTATCGCGATATCCTAACGATCATTGAGGCACTGTCTGACGCTGAGTTGTCGGAGGAAGAAAAGGCCGAGGCCATGCTTGACATTTTCTATTCAGACTTCGCGGAAATGCCGCAGAGCGACTACGAGGAAGCGATCAAGCAATGCGCAAAATTCATCAACTGCGGCGAAGAGCAGCGTGAGGAAAAGCGTGGGCCGAAGCTGATGGATTGGCAGCAGGACTTTCCCCTGATCGTTGCTCCAGTCAACCGCGTTCTGGGACAAGAAGTCAGATCCGTTGAGTATCTGCACTGGTGGACGTGGGTATCCGCGTATCAGGAAATCGGGGATTGCACCTTTGCCCAGGTTGTGGGAATCCGCAATAAAAAGGCAAAGGGAAAAAAGCTGGACAAAAGCGAGCAGGAGTTTTACAAGCAGAACCGGCACCTGGTTGACTTCAAGCGGCAATATACGGAACAGGACGAGGACGTTATCAGCAAGTGGATATGAAAACCGCCCTCCGGAGAGGGCGGCTGATTGGTGGCTTATTTTTCTACCAATTCTGCATCAATGCTGACTGTTTTAGGATCAAAAGTCAATTTATATGTTTTCGATTCGCAAACGTTTAGCTTAAATTTTTGACTTGAAACACATCCGCGAGCGATTGAAATTGTGTGGCACCCAAAATCGAGGCGGAGAGAAACGGGCGCGTCCAAATTATGCCCTGTTTTTTCTCCATCGATAATTAAAATCGATTTCCCTTCCATGGCTGAACGAGGGCGTTCGCGCTCCACATAAAAGTTTGGTGAGTTTGGATCGGCGGCATCTACCAAATTAGACATTTTCTCCACCAAGGATTCCGATCTCTTTTGGAATAATTCATCTGGGATTATACCGGAATCATGCAAATCTTTTAGTTTTTGCAATTCATCCAAAATTGACCCGCTTGTTTGCATATCAGCACTTTTGCTCTGGCTTGTTTGGTTGGAAATTGCAATCAACTTATCGAACAACTCTTTTTCCCTTTTCTTGTTCCCTGTTGGTGGAGTTGGCGTGCATTCAATTACAGCTGTAGTCCCATCTACATATTCGACAAAAAAGCTATAAAGAGAAAAATTTGATGTATGAAACAAAAGAGTTTCTTCCGCCTGCCTAACGCCAAGGAGCTTTGCGGACTTGATGTTGCTTTTGTTTTTGCTAAAAAGGCTCATTATATCACTCCTTAACAATTATTTTATCCAATATAACATATAAAATTGCACATTTCAAGCAATAGAAAGAGGGTGATTGCATGGCGGATGGTTCCGTTATTATCAAGGCGGATGTTGATGACAAACAAGCGCAGGCTGAATTAAACCGGCTTACTAAAAAAATAGATTCGCTCAATGAAAAAATCAGCGATAAAAAGCAAGAGCAGATGCCACTGGTTGAGCAATCAAGACAATTAGCGGCTGTTCTCGATGACGCAAAGGCGAAACTGGACTATATGAAAAGCGGCGATGCGTTTTTTACATCCAGTTCTATAAAGAAGCAGGAGCAGACAGTAGCATCATTGCAAAAAGAATGGGACGGTGTGCAAAAAAAGGTTGAGGCAATGGATACGTCCATCGCCAAAGATACCCGAAGCCTTGAACGAATGAGCACCCGGGCGGGAGAACTTTCTGCACAGCTCGCGGGAGCCAAAAGACACACTCAGGGGATGTCACCCGCAGCCCAAGAAGCGGCAAAGCAGATGGAAAAATTCACCAACCGCATCAAGGGCCTTGCTCGACGCGTTTTTGTTTTTACGCTCATCACAAAGGCACTTCGCGCATTGAAAGATTATATGTGGAGTGCCATTCAAACAAACGAAAAGGCCATGAAGGCAGTTTCAAAGTTAAAAGGTGCTTTGCTGGTTTTAGCACAGCCCATTTTGAATGTGCTTATCCCTGCGTTTACTGTTTTTGTAAATGTGCTGACGCGTATAGTCAATACAATTTCCGACCTTGTTTCAAAAATATTTGGGACAACGGCAGAAGCATCTGCGGAAGCTGCTGAGAATCTATACGAAGAAAGCAGTGCAATGGATAAAACCGGGAAAGCTGCAAAGAAAACAAGTAAATCTTTAGCATCTTTTGACGAAATCAATAAGCTTTCCGGCAGCGATGACAAGGCCAAAAATGGGCCGGATTTTACAACGGGAATAAACGATCAACTTAGCGCAATCATGGAACTATTTACCGGCGCGCTTTTACTTGCCATCGGCGCAATTTTAACGTTTTCCGGCGCTAATATTCCGGTTGGCATTACCCTGATGGCTTTAGGCGCTGCGGCGATCTGGGGTGCTGTAAAGACAGACTGGGGGGCAATCGCAAAACTGCTGCAAGGCCCAATCGGGGTTGTTACTGCGATCCTGTCGGTTGCGTTGCTTGCCATCGGTGCAATTATTTTGTTCTCCGGAGCAAACATACCATTGGGCTTGGGGTTGATGGTTGCTGGAGCAATCGGTCTTGCGTCTGTTGTTGCAGCTAATTGGGATACTGTTAAAAAGATGCTGCAAGGCCCAATCGGAGCCGTTGTTGCTCTTTTGAGTTTTGCGCTACTCGTAATCGGTGCAGTGATTCTGTTTTCTGGCGCGAACATCCCGCTTGGCCTTGCGCTAATGGCTATTGGTGCTGCTGGGATGGCAACGGTCATTGCGGCAAATTGGGATACAATTAAAGAAGCACTGCAAGGCCCTGTTGGAGCCGTTGTTGGCCTGCTTTCTGGCGCGTTGTTGGTTTTGGGTGCAATCTTGGCGTTTAGCGGTGCAAGTGTTCCGCTCGGTTTAGGGCTAATGGTTGCTGGCGCAATTGGGCTTGCGACTACGGTTGCGGCGAATTGGGATACAATTAAAACCTTGCTGCAAGGCGCTATTGGCGGCGTTGTTGCCGTGGTTAGCAGCGCACTATTGGTTATCGGCGCAGTCTTAGTATTCAGCGGAGTCGCACTTCCTCTCGGGATTGGATTACTTATTGCCGGAGCTGCCGGTCTTGCGGCAACGGTGATTGCAAACTGGGATACAATAACAAATCTGCTGGGTGGCCCCATCGGAGCAATCACGGCTATGATAAGCGGCGCTTTGCTTGTCTTGGGCGTAATCCTTGTGTTTACCGGAGTTGGTATCCCTCTTGGTTTGGGAATGATCGTAACCGGAGCGGCTGGACTTGGCTCTGTGGTGGCACTCAACTGGGACTATCTGAAAGAAAAATTAAGCGAAACGTGGGAAAGTATCAAATCTTGGTGGCAATCAAGTGTTGCAAAGTATTTCACCGTTGAATATTGGCAAGACCTTGGCAAAAACATTATTGATGGGTTGCTCAATGGTTTGAAGTCAGCGTTTGAAAGCGTGAAATCTTGGGCTTCTAATGCAATGGGGAGCATCAAAAATGCATTTACAGGCGGCGGTAACGTCCGCACACCTGCCATCAATTCCGCATCCGTTCCCCGTTTGGCGACCGGCGCAGTGATTCCCCCGAACCGTGAGTTTTTGGCGGTGCTGGGTGACCAGAAGCAGGGGAACAACATTGAAGCCCCTGAATCTGCTATCGAGGCAGCGGTGGCCCGTGGCATGGCTCAGTATGGTGGAGGCAATCAGACGGCAATCCTTAAAATCGGCGAACAGGAATTGGGCCGCATTATCTTCAAGCTGAACAAGGACCAGACGCAGCGCGTCGGCATTAAAGTGACCTAAAGGCGGTGTATATGAATTACATCAAAATTAACGGGACATCGTTTGATGTGAATGTAGCGATTTCCAAGTACAATGAAAATTTCAACGTTCTCGATGGGGAGAACGCTGGGAGATCGAAAGACACAGGCCGGATGATCCGTGATGTTCTGGGGACGTACATTGGGCATAAGGTGACCGTTTTCCGCAGAGGGGACGATTACAGAAGCTACGATGCGTTCTGGAATTATCTCAAAGCCCATTCCATTGACGATTCCGTTTTGCTTGAAGCTGCGGACGGCAACACAACTATTTCCTATCGCGCATACTACACCAGCGCGTCACACGATATCGAAAAGGTCGAAAACGGGATCAATTATTGGGGAGAAATTGAAATCCATTTCATCCCCATCGCACCGCAAATCACGCGGTAAGGAGGGCTTATGGATTATGTAATGATCGGCCCTTATCAATTTGACCGGGATGCGTCTAAGGACGATATGCGGCTGGACTACTGCTCATCGTTTCAAGAAGTGGCATTGGATGAAAGCAGCCTTTCGTTCGATACGGTCAGCGTAGAGGTTTGCACTACAACAATAGGCACACAGCTTTCTGCACTCCCGAATAACACACCAATCATTGTTTACAGAGGCGGCGAAATCAAAGCAAGATTTGTAAGCAGCGGCGTTTCCCGTATCGGGCCTGTCACTTATCAACTTACAGGGCGGTCCCCTATGGGCGCGCTTACCGGAATGGTGCATACTGGCGGCATTTACACAGGCCAGACCGTGGAAGAGGTTGTAAAAGAAATCTGCGGCAACATCCCTTCGCTGATAAAAAGTGTATATGCCGGAGTTAAACTTTACGGCTGGCTTCCTTATGCGGATGGGAAAGAACGCTCTGCACGAGACAACCTCGCACAAGTTCTTTTTGCCATTGGGGCTTATCTCCGCACAGACCTGAACGGTGTTTTGAGGATTGAACCCTTGTGGGACGGTACGGCATCGTTGATTAATGTCGACCGTTCTTACACCGGAGGAACCGTGAAATACGATTCTCCCATTTCCGCCGTGACGGTGACAGAGCACCAGTATGTGGCGGGGACGGAAACGAAGGAGTTGTTTTCCGGCACGGCGCAGAATGGCGATATCATCACATTCTCTGAGCCGATGCACTCCCTCTCCGCAACCGGCTTCACTATTCTGGAAAGCGGCGCGAACTACGCCAAGATTTCCGCAGGAACTGGCGCACTGACCGGCAAGGCGTATATCCACAACACCCGCTTAATCACTCAGCCTGTGACGGCAGGCGCGGCGGAAAACGTGAAGTCGGTTACGGATGCCACACTGGTATCTTTGGTGAATTCCTACGCCGTGGCGAAGCGTCTTGCGGACTATTACCGATGCCGCGAAACTATCACCAATGACATTGTAAGCGGGCACGAGAAACCGGGCCATGTTGTGAGCGTATATCATCCGTATGACAAGAAAATGGTTTCTGCGTGTATCCAGTCTCTTGACACCACCATGAGTGCGACGCTTAAAAGCAGCATGGAGGCACTGGTGGGCTTCACCCCGGCGCAGCCGGAATCTGCCGAATATTTTGACGAGCGGGTAGTCCTCACCGGCTCCGGCGAGTTCCAGATCCCGAAAGGCACCACAACGATCCACTATGTGATGATCTCCGCCGGGCAGGGCGGGCGCTGCGGCGAAAAGGGCGAAGATACCCAATCGGGGCCTAAGTTCTCGTGGACAAACCCGGTTTTTGAGGATCGGGTAGACGGCTACGCGTTGGCGCTGGGTGGCAAGGGCGGTCCCGGCGGCAAGGGCGGCATGGGCGGCAGAATTGTCGAGGGCGATCTCGACGTGTCCCAGTTGAAAAGCCTTGCCTATGCTTGCGGTAAAAGCGGCAAGGGCGCCGAATTCAGCCCGGACGATCTTCCCGGTACGGACGGCACGGATACGGTGTTCCACGGCATGACTACGGCGGGCGCGTCTGCTCCCGATTGGGGCTTCACGGACCCCATCACCGGGGAGCAATTCGGCGGCATCGGCGAAGACGGCCTCCCTGGTGGAGACGGCGCTGGCCGAGATCCGTCTGTAAGTGAGTACACAGATGATAGCGTCCAGAAATACGTCAATGGCACGATTGCTTATGACGAGGACGGGAACGCTTTTACACCCGGCCCTGTGGCTGGCAGCGATGGAAAAGTCAGCATGACCAGAATCGCATCAACAAGCACCCCGCGCAGTTTCGGCTGGTACAGCTCCGGTCTGGGCGGCGGCCCGGCGGCGGGAGCCAACGGCAAAGCCGGATCCTCCGGACGCGGCCTGCCGGGCGAGACAACCGTTAATGTGACCGGCGGCCCCGGTGCGGACGGCATGACAGCCACGCTCACCCCCTCCAAGCCGAAACGGTACGGCAGGGGCGGACGTGGCGGCTACGGAGGCGGCGGCGCCGGCTCAGGCGGCATTGCCGTAAAGAACGGAAACGGCACCATTACCCCCGGCACTCCCGGGTCCGGCGGTTTAGGCGGCCCGGGTGGCCCAAGCGCGGACGGCTGTGTTATTTTGTACTACCGCAAATTCGGGCAAGCAAAATCAGGGCCGTTGGTCCAGCGGGGCGGCGGCTTATTTTTCGACCGCTTGAACAAACTTTTCATCGTGTGAGGTGATTCCAATGACGCTTGAACAGAGAGTCGCAGTTTTGGAGGAGATCTTTGCCAAGCTGCAAGACTATTACACATCCGCCTACTCCGGCGAGGAGATCGACGCGCGGCTGGCCTCCGCCGGTGTGCCTATCGGCATCACCAAGGAGTATAAGAGCGTGACCGAGATGAATCAGGACTTCACCGGTACGGACGTCCAGCGGGGCCAGTTCGTTTTGATTCTGCCGGACAGCACGGCCTCCGCGGACTACGGCAAGGTGTACCTCAAAGGCACGGCCAACTGGGTGCCTGCCTTTACGCTGACCACGCTCACGTCCATCAAAGGCCCCATTGGCCCTCCCGGCAAAAAGGGCGACAAGGGTGATCCCGGCGAGGCCGGTTCCAGCTTCGCCATTCTTGGCTACTTTGACACGCTGGCCGACCTCAAGGCAGCCGTCCCCAATCCCAAGGCCGGTGCCGTGTACGGCGTGGGCACTGCGCCTCCGTACAACATCTACATCTGGGATTCCGTCCACGGCAAGTGGGTGCCCAATGGCAACCTGCAAGGCCCGGAGGGCAAGCAGGGCATCCAAGGCCCTGAGGGAAAGCAGGGGCCGGAGGGCAAGCAAGGCCCGGAAGGCCCCGTGGGCGGTTCCAGCAATTTCGTCCGCTACGACGAGGCCCAGAGCCTCACCGACGAGCAGAAGGCGCAGGCACGGGGGAATATCAACGCTGCTCCCGACGGGTTTGGGCTGGGGAGCAACGCAACTAACATTCCAGCCGGAGCCGATTTGAATAGCTATGTGAAAACAGGCCGCTATGCACAAGGAACGACCTCGAACATGAGGCAGATTTTAAACTTGCCAGATGCGTTTAGTAATGGTGGCATTGTTGTGGACGTTTTAGCTATTAGTTCAACTTATGTCGCGCAAATCGCGTATAATCTGCGCGATAACAAAGACATAATTACTGCTATGCGCCAAAATTACGTTGGAACATGGCAGCCGTGGGAATACGCGAATCCCCCCATGGAGCTGGGCACTGAGTACCGCACTACGGAACGTTATCTGGGTAAGCCGGTGTATTGCCAACTTGTCAATTTTGGGGCACTTCCCAATGCAACAACAAAGCGGTTCGGGCATGACATTCCCGGCATAAGCGCCGTCATAGCGGTGTATGGCTCTGCGGGCGATCAGGTTTTGTCCCCCGGAGCGTTTGGCGGCGGTCTTCTTACAATTGCCGCAGATAATACGGAGATCCAAATTAAAACTTCTGGCGACTATTCTGCATATGTTGCCTACGTTGCGCTGAAATATACGAAATAAAACTATGGACTATTGCGTGATATGCGGAGCCGTTGTGCCGGAGGGGCGGTGGGTTTGCCCTATCTGTGAAAGGCAATGGCCCAAATTTTAACCTGCACGAAACCAAGTCGGACTTTTGACTTGCACGAAAGCAAGTCGGAACTGCCCTAAAAACTGCAACTTTTTAAGGGGGTGTAGAATGGAAATTCTACAGATTGTATTAACTGCCGCCACCGGCTCCGGTGTGACTGCCATCATCCTCGCGATCCTCCAGCGGAAATGGACCAAGGATGACAAGCGGGACGCCATCGTGGACGCGCTCAAGGTGCTGCTGATCGACCGGGTGCGCTATCTGGGCCAGAAGTACATCTCCGACGGCAGCGTCAGCCTATCGGACAGGGAAACGCTGGACGAGATGCACCAGGCGTACAAATCCCTTGGCGGCAACGGGCATCTGAAAATCATCATGTCCGAGGTCGGCGAGCTGCCGATCCGGAAAGAGTGAAAGGAGAAAAAACATGGAAAACATCAAGAAACGGCTGGGCAATCTGCTTGCGGTGAAATCGCTGGTGACCATCACCCTGACGGTGATCTTCGCGGTGCTGGCTCTGCGGGGTGACATTTCCGGGACGGAGTTTTTGACTATCTTCACCACGGTCATCGGCTTCTACTTCGGCACCCAGCGGGTCAACGAGGACAAAAACAGTTGAAACCGGTTGAATAATCAACCGAAAATTTGAAAGGAGTACATACCATGGAAAAGATCTACGAGGACATCATCAACGAGGGCAAGAAGCAGGGCGCGCCCGTGGAGGCGATCAATGCCGAACTGAAAGCGGCGGGAGCCAACTTCCACCTGAATCCTGACGGCGGCGTGGCCAATTGGACGGAGGACGAAATGCGGGAGGGCTTTATTCCGACTGAGACCGAGCCGGAGGCGCTCCCTCAGACGCTGGATACCCGTCGCCGGGAAGATCTGGCGGGCACCGTCCAGATCCAGCGGATCGTCGGAGCCACCTATGAGGTGACTTATGACGAGGACGGCTACTTCATCAAGGCCTTCCGTGTGCGCCATGGTTGATACGTTTGAGTGCGCGAGAGCGCAGATCTACCACAACACCGGCAAGCTGACCCCGGCGCAAATCAAGGCCAAAACCGGATGCACCCACATTATCAACGGCTATCTGTTCAACGGCAAGTTTCGGCCGGTGGGCTGGACGGTGATCGACGGCAAGGTCATCAGCCGGGACAAATACCAGGACTGGGGCGTGTCCATCGGCAGTGACGGGGTCCCTAAGATGCTGACGGACCGGGGAGGATCCTTCCTCTCCGGCGTCCCGATCCTCAAGGGCGGCTCCAAGCTGTACCGGGAGCTGACGCCGGACGTGGCCCGGCCTGCCGCCCGGACGGCGGTGGGCTGGCTGGCTAACGGCAAAGTCTGTCTGTGGTGCGATAAGGCCAGCCTGACCCGTGAGCAGCTCCAGAACAAGCTGCTGGGGCTGGGCGTAGTGGACGCCCTGATGCTGGACGGCGGCGGGTCTACGCAGGGCATTTTCCCCGGCGGGACGGTGGACAGCACCCGGAAGGTGCCTACGCTGCTGCTGTTTTGGGAGTGGAAGGCGGCTACCCCGGCCCCTACCCCGGCTCCTACCCCGGCTCCTACCCCGGCCCCAGTCAATCCGGAGGAACCGGCGCTGGCATGGGGCAAGGCTCACGGCCTGCTGATGGACGCCAACGCCGGGGAGACCGTGACCCGCGCCGACATGGTTCGGGCGCTGTATCAGATCTGGGGGGATAACCATGGTTGAGATCCACGCCTATTCCAAGGCGAAGGACGGCGATAAGAAGCTGTCCACGAACTTTAAAGTGAAAGAATTTGCCAGCAAGGACGGCTCCGATGCCGTACTGGTGGCGCCCCGGCTGGTGATGGTGCTCCAGAGCCTCCGCAGTCACTTTTGCGCGGCTATGACCATCAACAGTGGGTATCGGACGCCACAGTACAACGCCAAGGTGGGCGGTGTGACGGACAGCCAGCACTGCTACGGCACGGCGGCTGACATTGTGGTACGGGGCAAGACCCCGGCGCAGGTGGCGGCTTATGCACGGCAGCTGATGCCGGACTGGGGCGGCGTGGGGGTTTATGACAGCTTTTGCCATATCGACGTGAGAGAGGCCAAGGCTGACTGGAAAGGATAAAACCGAAAGGAGGGCCAGAAGATGGCAACATCCACGCTTTTTAGCGCTCTGCAAGTCTGGGTAACCCATGGAAAAAACAAATCGAGAGATCCGGGCGCTGTTGTCATCCATGGCCCCGGCCCGGGCGGTGCAGGCCGTCCGGCTGGTAGGGCTTCCACCTGATGAGGAAACAGCGGTGCTGGCGGTGGATGTCCACGGCCAGAGTTGCCTCCAAACGGCGGAGCGGCTGCATGTGAGCGTGGACACCGTAAAGCGGCTACGGCGCTCTGCTTACCGAAAATTGCAAGACGAAATCTATACTACACGTTGAGAGACGCGGTTCAATTTGAACCGCGTCTTTTTTGCGCACTTTTCTGCCCTTTTCCTGCCACTTTGAATGGAGGTTTTTGGCTTACTATGAAAGCAGAGCAAGGGAGGGATTCTCCGTGATTACAAATGGTAAAGAATACATTGACCGTCTGCGGGCGTGCGGAATGAGCGAATCTAGCGCCACAGATATTTGTTATAAATACGCAGCACAGGATGATGAAGAAGGGCTGGCTGAATTGGTGAGAGCAAACGAATTGCTCTACGATGACCGCCGGGAATATGTATAAGTATTTCAACCCCAATCCCTGCGGAAAAAATGTTGGAGACTGCACCGTGCGGGCGATCTCTAAGGCAACCGGGATGGAGTGGGGCGAGGTGTATTTACGGCTCTGCATCCAAGGGTATCTGGATGGCGATATGCCGTCTGCCAACGCTTGCTGGGGGCGGTATTTGCGAAGCAATGGATACAGACGGTACATTGTTCCGGATACTTGCCCGGATTGTTATACGGTTGGACAGTTTGCAACAGATCATCCGGCAGGCACTTATATTCTGGCTCTGTCCGGCCATGTGGTTTGCGTGCAAGATGGCACAATCTGGGATAGCTGGGACAGCAGCAACGAGAACATCTTGTATTACTGGGTCAAGGAGGATGACTAAAATGGCTTACACACCTTACGGATGGCAAAACCCTTATTACGCACAGCCCATGCCGGATAATCTGGCACAACTCCGTCAACAGCAGATGCCTCCAATGATGGCACCACAGCCCCCTCAGAATCCGGTGGCGCAGAGCGGTGTGCAGTGGGTCAGCGGCGAACAGGAGGCCCGGAACTGGATGATTGCGCCCAATGCCGCCGTGGCTTTGTGGGACAGCTCCGCGCCTACGGTGTATCTCAAGAAGGCGGATGCCAGCGGTAAACCGTCCCTCACGATTTATGACCTCGTAGAACGCACAGAAACGCCCCGTACAGCCACGCAGGAAAAGGGCGTGGAGTTTGTCACCAGAAAAGAATTCGACGCACTAGCGGCGCTTGTGGGCGAATTGAAAAGCAAGAAGAAGCGCAAGGTAGAGGAGGAAGAGGACGATGAGTAACAATCCGTTTTTCAATGCGTTAGGTGGCGGACAGATGCCGGGGTCGATGAGCGGCTTTCCTCAGCTTTTACAGCAGTTCAAGCAGTTCAAGGCAAGTTTTAAAGGCGACCCAAAAGCGGAAGTGGAGAAGATGCTGCAAAGCGGCAAAATCTCACAAGATCAGTTGAACAAGATACAGTCAATGGCAAACCAATTTCAGGGGCTTTTCAAGTAATCAAAATCGTGGCCACGGTTTGATATAAATATTTTTTCAAAAGGAGTGATACTATGTCTCTTTCCTCTGACGGCACCATGCTGACTATGCCTGTGGCTCCTGCCAACACCGGAAACGGTAACGGCTTCGGCTGGGGCGGCGATGGCGCATGGTGGATCGTGCTGTTCCTCATTTTCGCTGCGTTCGGTGGCTGGGGTAACGGCTTTGGTTTCGGTGGCGGCGGCAACGGCGTGATGGACGGTTATGTCCTGACCTCTGATTTTGCCAATGTCGAGCGCAAGATCGACAGTGTAAATCAGGGTCTTTGCGACGGATTTTACCAGCAGGCGCAGCTTATCAACGGCACCAACATGGCGATGGCAAACGGCTTTGGGCAGGCTGAGCTTTCCCGCAGCAACCAGCAGGCGGCTCTCATGCAGCAGTTGACTGCCATGCAGATGCAGGCAGCTGAGTGCTGCTGCAACACCCAGCGCAGCATCGAGGGCGTGCGCTATGATATGGCGGCGCAGGCTTGCGATACCCGGAACACGGTGCAGAACGCCACCCGGGACATTATCGACAATGCCAACAGCAACAGCCGCGCGATCCTCGATTTCCTGACCCAGAGCAAGCTGCAGGATCTCCAGAGCGAGAACCAGGGCTTGAAGCTGGCCGCATCTCAGGCGGCGCAGAACAGCTATCTGGTGTCCCAGCTCCGGCCTTCTCCCATTCCGGCCTACACGGTGCAGAACCCCTATTGCTGCAACCAGTTTGCCGGATGCGGCTGCTGACAACTGCATAGCGTAGCTTTTTGTTGGCAATGTTTTGTTGACGCCAACAAAATGTTCGGCCCCGTGCCGATACTGATGACAAAGCGGCGGGGCAGTAGCCCTGCCGCTGATTTTATGAAAGGAGATTTTTATGCCTGAATACACTGCCATTGCCGCACAGACCGTAGCGGCAAACCAGAACGTGCTTTTTACGGAAGCACCGATCCCCTGCACTAAGGGCCTTGTGACGCACCGCGCAGGCTCTGGCCTGTTTAACCTCCGTGGTAACTGCTCCCAGTGCCGCGTCCGCTATAAGGTGGACTTTATCGGCAATATTGCCGTAAGCACCGGCGGGACCCCCGGCCCCATCTCCGTTGCCATTGCGGTTGACGGTGAGCCACTCCCGTCCTCCGTTGCGACGGTGACGCCCGCAGCGGCGGGGGCATTTTTTAACGTGGCTGCATCCGAGTACGTTGACGTTACAAAGGGTTGCTGCGCGTCGCTGTCCATCCGCAACGTTAGTGGCGAGGCCATTGACGTGAGCAACGCGAACCTTATCATTACCAGAGTTTGCTGAGAAAGGAGAACACAATGGGAATGAAATCTATGTATGAACTGCGGGATATGCTCTGCAAGGAGCTGGAAGAAATCACCCGCAAGGGCGAGCTGGGCGCCGGGGATCTGGACATTGCCCACAAGCTGACGGACACCATCAAAAATATCGACAAAATCGAGGCAATGGACGAGCGCGGCTATTCCGGGCGCTATCTGGATGATGACCTGCGTGGCTATGGCCGTGGCAGCTCCTATGCCCGTCGGCATTACGTCCGTGGCCATTACAGCCGCACGGACGCCACTGAGCATCTTCGTAGCCAGATCAACGATATGATGCGGGAGACCGACGATGATCGCATCAAGGATGCCCTGCGCCGCGCAATGGACATGATGGAGGACTAAGGGGGTAGGCCCCAATGATTGACGAGCGAGAAGTGGCACTATGGATCAAGCGGTTGGAAACGGAGGAATCAAGCTGGACGAATTACGAAAAGCTTGCGGCGCTGTATACCATCCAAAACCAGAACCGGGAGCCGGTGAGGGAATCTCGCATGATCGAGGCGTATTCTGCGGCTCCCGCGCCTGACAGCGATTTCCTCCGGGCGGTGTCTAACGTTGACCCAGCCCGTGCGTGGGAGGTCATGGACGAGCTGA